CATGCAACACGTGCGCGCGGCCTCGATGCCGGGCGTCGGCGTGCTATGCGCATCCGGCGTGCGCGCGTGGTTCGCGCAGCACGATCTGGACTATCGCGCGTTCCTGCACGATGGCCTGCCGCTGGAGACGCTGGAGGCCACCGGCGATGCCTTTGCCTTGCGCGCCTGTGCGATCGCACGTGCCGAAGTGAGCGAGGTGAGCGATGGGCGGTAAGAGCAGCGACGCCACCATCGGCTACTGGTACGGCGGCACGTTCCATATGGGGCTGAGCCATGGCCCGCTGGACGAGATTCTGGAGATCCGCGGCGACGATAAGACCATGTTTCCGGCTTCGGGACAGCCCACCATGACCGCCAGTGGTGCGGTCACCATCAACGCACGTAGCCTGTACGGCGGCGAAAAGCAGGAGGGTGGTGTGCAGGGCACGCTCACCGTGCTGATGGGTGAGGCGACACAGGTGCCCAGCGCGGCGCTAGCCACCATCGAGCCCATCGTGCGGCCTGCTTACCGCAACATCTGCACCGTGGCATTTACCGGCCTGATCGGCGCGATGAGCCCCTACGTCAAAGCGTGGCGCTTTCGCGTGCGTCGCCATCTGAAGGGCTGGAATACGCCGGTTTGGCGTCCGGAGCTGTGCAAGGTCGGCCGTGGCATGAACCCGGCGCACATCATCTATCAAGTACTCACCGACCCGGTGTGGAGCGCGTCGGAAGATGCCGGGCAGGGCCTCGACGATGCCAGCTTTCTGACAGCCGCGCAGGCGCTCTACAACGAAGGCATGGGACTCTGCCTCAAGTGGTCGTCGGCGGATGCGGTGGGCGACTTCATCAACATCGTGATCAACCACATCGGCGCATTGCGCACCATCGACCCGACCACGAACCGCGCCGGCATCCGGTTGCTGCGCGCCGATTACGACGTGGCCACGTTGGCGGCCAATCCCAACACCGTGCTCGATGAAAACGACATACTCGAGATGACCAGCTTTCAGGTGCCGGTACTCGATCAGTCCGTCAATCAGGTCACGGTGACATATCGCGACGTCGATACCAACGAAGATGCGGCGGTGGTGTACCAGAACCTGGCCAACATTCAGGCGCAGGGCAAGGTGGTGGACCAGTCCACCGCGTACCCAGGCGCGTGGAGTGCGGCGCTCGCCAGCCGCCTGGCGGCACGGGACTGCCACACGCTTAGCGCGTTGCTGGCCAAGGGCGAGTGCAAGGTCAAGAGCACGCGCTGGAAAACGAAGGTGGGCGACGTGCTGCTGCTGAGCTGGGCGCGCGAGAAAGTGGTGCAGATGCCGATCCGCGTGCTCAAGGTCAACTATGGCGACAGCACCGCGCGCAGCCTCACGATCAGCTGGGCACAGGATGAGTTTGCGCTGCCGTCCACCTCGTACCTCACGCCCGGCGGCTCGCTGTGGGCAGCGCCAGACCGCACGCCGCAGGCCATCACCACGTCGCAGGCGGTGGAGATGACGTACCGCGACCTAGCGCGCACGATGGACCCAGCCAACCTGCAGATGCTCACGTCCGACGCCGGCTATCTCACCGCGCTGGCCGTGCGCCCGCCGGGCGTCAATTACAACTATCACCTGTTCACGCGGCTGGGCACGGCGGCATACGCCGATCGCGGCGGCGGCGACTTCATCACCACCGGTACGCTGGGGGTAGCGATCGGGCCCACCGACACCACGCTCGCGCTATCGGCGTTCGATGACCTCTCGGCGGTGCAGGTGGGCAGCGCGGCGCTGCTGGATGCCGAGGTCGTGCGTATCGACGGTATCAATACCGTGACAGGCAGTGTCACGTTGGGCCGCGGTTGTGTCGATACCGTGCCAGCGGCGCACGCGCTCGGTGCGCGGTTGTGGTTCTATCAGGGCCATGTCGGCTCCGACAGCACGCAATACGTGGTCGGCGAAAGCGTCAACGCCAAGCTGTTGACCGTTTCCGGCGCAGGTATGCTCGATCCATCCGCGGCGGCCACGCTCAGCCTGCCGATGAAACAGCGCCAGGCGCGCCCCTACCCACCGGGCAATCTCAGGGTGGCGGGCAATCGGTATCCGGCGACGGTCGTCGGCAGCCTGGCACTGGCATGGTCGCATCGCTCGCGCGTGCTGCAAGCGGATCAGATGGTGGACACGCGGCAAGTCGATATCGGTCCGGAATCCGGTACCACCTACACGGTACGCGTGTATCTCAACAACGCGCTCAACAGCACGACCACCGGTGTTACTGCCAATACCCTCACGCCCGTGGTCAGTGGTGATGGCCCGGTACGCGTGGAAATCGACGCTGTGCGCGCCGGGCTTACCGGCTGGCAGACGCTCTCCGCATCCTTCGCTTACTCACGCAGCTAGACGTGTGCCACCTGTCGGGTAAAGGTGGCACAGCGAGCCCGGCATGCTGATCGCATGCCAAACCAACCGCCAAACTCTGCCACCGGCTCTGCGATCAGTCTTGCATGGGGCGCGCGCGTCTCCACGGGCTTTGCTAAAACGCTGCTCGGCATCTGCCGTGACTTTGGTTGGGGTGCTGAGCATCCGAGCTGGCTGATGAGCTGTATAGCGTTTGAAAGCGGCGAAACGTTCAGCGCATCAGTGCGCAACGCGGCCGGATCTGGCGCGGCGGGCCTCATCCAATTTATGCCAGCGACGGCCGCTGGCCTTGGTACCACCATCGAGAATCTGCAGCTGTTGTCGGCCGAGTCGCAACTGTCCTACGTGCGGCAGTATTTCAAGCCGTACGCGCGGCGCATCGGCTCGCTGTCGGACATGTACATGGCGATCTTGTTGCCCAAATACGTGGGCCAGCCCGGCAGCTCGGTACTGTTCTCTGACGGCGCAGGCTACCGGCAAAACGCCGGCCTCGATGCGAGCCACGACGGCAAGATCACGAAAGACGAAGCCACTGCCAAGGTGCTCGCCAAACTGCAGCGCGGGCTGACGCCCGGCTTGACCGCAACCTATGTCCTATGACTCGCCATGCGCGTGATAGGCACTGACATGGATCAGCCGCCGCTTAACTTCACCTGGTGGCAGTTGGTGCTGTACCCCTTGTTTGCGTGCGTAGGCGGTGCGCTTGGCCATGTGCTGCGCACGCTCGACGCTGGCGGCCCCATTTCGCTGTGGCGCACGTTGCTGGAGTCGATGGCCGCGGGCTTCGTCGGCATTCTGGTGATGCTGATCTGCCAGCAGCTGCACCTGTCCCCGCAGTGGACCGGCGTGTGCGTCGGGGTGTGCGGCTGGCTGGGAGCCACCGTGAGCATTCGCATGCTGGAGCGCCTGGTTCGGGCCCGACTCGGCGTGCCGGTGGACGAAGGCGATCACACCGAAAGCACCTTCATTGGTGCCACACCGCCGCCGGCCGGCGACAAGGGGAATTGATGAAAAGCATCTATCGCTATGCCGGTGTCGCGCTCGCGGCCATCGGGCTGGTGACGTTGGGTGCGATCGCCGTGCGCCACTACGGTAATGGACGATTCGAAGACGGCCGCAACGCGGTGCTGGCTGACGATGCGCGCGCGGCTGTCCAACGGCAAACCGACCGCGATGCACTCGACCGGTACAGCGCGCTGGCCACCGGCACGCTCACCACCGCGCTCGGCACCCAGCTGCCCGCCATCCAAGGCCAGACCCATGACACACTCGAAACGATCCGTACGGTCTATCGTGACCGCCCTGCCGCTGACGTGGCTTGCGCTCGCCCTGACGGCGTGCAAACCGCTCTCAACGCGGCCGTCGAAAGAGCCAACCAAGCCGCCCACGGTCAACTGTGATCGGACACCGCCGCCAGCGGTCGTGCCGTTTGTGCCGGAGCTGAAGGGCGCCGCCGATATGCCGGCTAACGATGCATGGAAGGCGCAGATGATCGGCCTGTATCAGGCCGAGGTCACCATTCGCCGCGAGGAGCATGTCTGCATGGACACGCTGCGCGGGAAGGGCGTCATTCAATAGGAAAAGAGAAGGGCGACCGGCCATGGTGCGTCAACACCACGGTAAGTCACCAACCCGCAAGCACGCTGCGAGTCAGCCGAGGCCGACCGGTCCGCGCGAAGCCCTGCGGGCCTACGTGGCAAGAGGATCACTCGCAAGCCGACGGTGGCCGGTGGGCTGCTCTGACTCAGGCCGTGCAGCGTGTCCGCCCAGACGTGACCCGCGGTCTGTTCCTTCGGCCGGTCAGGTGAATTCGTGCACTTTGTGTTGCTCGTGATTGGATGACGGCACATCCTGATTACGGGCACCTGTAGTTTCTGACAGGGCGCATCTTTCGGATGCGTAAAGTTTGCTATAAAGAGCGCTGCTCGCAGGCCCACGACAACCGTGGGTGGCATCGAGCGCACTTTGCGCGCTGCGCATTTAGGGGATACATGGACATCGCACGGATAGCGCTGCGTGCGCTTCGGGATCGCTTGGCAATGGGGCAACGGGGCAAGCAAACATCACGTTGGCGCACTGGGCATCAGCTGCTCGCCGTTGTGGTATTCGCGCTGGCGCACCTGCCATCGGCGTCGGCTCAAGTGCAGATCTTCGGCGGCACTTATTACTTTCATTCCATGCCACAAGCTTTGGCAGCGTGCATGGCGGACGTACCGACGCGTCAGTACCTTTACAAAGCTTGCTATACCTATTCAGGAATCAACGAATACTGGGATAACTGGACGTCGTCCTTGCACCCTCTGGAGGCTGAGGGGACGAATGATTACCTCGACGTTGGAGTCACTCCCATCGCGCCGGGTACTCCCGGCAAGAATGCAGGCCCCGCCTGTCATTGTGCGACCAACCCTATTAATAAGTCCGGGGGAGACCCCATTAATCTGGGCACGGGTAATGAGTATCGTGACGAAGAGGACGCCGCCCTCGGCGCGCTGAGCTTCCATCGCTATTACAACAGCCAGCCTGAAGTTATCTCGGCAAACATCGGCGTTAACTGGCGCGACAGCTTTGACCGCAGCGTGCTCGCAGTAAGCGTCAATCCAACCCAGGCCACGGTCGTGCGGCCCGATGGCACGCAAGTCCTCTTCAATCTTAAGGGCGCCGCATGGGTCTCCGACTTGGATGTTTCCGATACGCTGTCGTCGACATCCGATGGGTCAGGTGATATCACCGGCTGGACATACTTCGAGGCTGCGACCCGTCATAACGAAAGCTTCGATGCCTATGGGCGAGTCACATCCATCGTTGACGAAAACCAGCGCACAACTTTGCTCACTTACGCTCCAGCGTCGGTGCTGCCGGGAAGCGGCAGGCTGAGCAGCGTGGTCGACCCAGAGGGTCGCCAGCTCTCGTTCACTTACAACAGTAGTGGAAACATTGCGACGGTGACGTTGCCCGATAACGGCGTGTTGACTTACGGCTATGACAGTTCCGGCAATCTTCAGCAGGTGACGTACCCCGATCAAAGCACGCGGGTGTACCACTACAACGAGAGCGGGTTGACCTCTGGCGCTTCGTTCCCCAACAACCTCACGGGAGTCACGGACGAGACCGGAACGCGCTACGCCAGTATCGGCTATGACAGCGTCGGTCACGCCAACTCCTCCGTGCTCGCAGGCAACGTCGACCTCACGCAGGTCACGTACAACAGCAATGGCACGACATCGGTCACGTATCCGCTGGGTGCACAGACCACGCTGAATTTTGTGGTGACCAGTGGCACCGTCCACGGCAGCACCGTCAGTGCCCCCTGTGGTCCGATCTGCGATCAACCGTACGCCGCGGCTACGTTCGATAACAATGGCCATCCGCTCACAGCGACCGATTTCAAAGGCAATGTGACTCGGACAACCTACGACGCGAATGGATTGCTCGATCAGGAAGTCGACGCCCTCGGAGCGACCAATCAACGCGTAACCAATACCACTTGGAACACCGCGCTGCGAGTGCCGCTCCAAACCACCGTCGTCAACGCGAGTAACGCCACGGTCGCCGAGACTTCTTGGGTCTACAACACGATTGGCCAGCCGCTAGCCCGTTGCGAGATCGATCCGGTTTTGGCGAGCAGCTACACCTGTGCAGTCACCGGTGTAGTCCCAGCGGGTGTGCGTCGCTGGACCTATAGCTATTGCGCGGCGGTGGACGGCGTGCAGTGTCCGTTGGTCGGATTACTGCTCAGCGTCACCGGCCCCCGTACCGATCTCGCCCAGACCATCACTTACAGCTATTACATGACCAGCAGCGCCACGAGCTGCGGCACACCGGGTGCGGCGTGTTACCAAACGGGTGACCTTTATCAGATCACCGATGCGCTGGGCCATGTGACCACTGTCGCTTCGTACGACGGGGCGGGCCGCATCACGCGGTCCGTCGACGCTAACGGCATCAACACTGACTTGGCCTACACGCCGCGTGGTTGGCTCGCCTCGCGCACCGTCAACGGTGCCACCACTACCCTCACTTATTGGCCATACGGCGCAGTCGAAACGATCACCAAACCCAACGGGGTGACCACCACCTTCAAATACGATACCGCCCATCGTCTGACCGACATCCTGGATGCGCAGAGCAACGACCTTCACTACACGCTGGACGCGGCTGGCAACAAAACCAGTGAGCAGATTTTCAACATCTCTGGCATGCCGCTGCAAAGCCAGTCACGTCAGTTCAACACGCTGGGCCAGCTCACAGCGGTGATCGACGGGCTCAACCAGACCGTCTTCAATGCCAGCGCCAGCGGTAACTACGATGCTAATGGCAATCTGGTCAACAGTACCGACGCCCTCGGTCACCAGCGCCAACAGGGCTTCGATGCACTGAACCGCTTGACGAGCACCATCGCCAATTACAACGGTACCGACACGGCCACGAAAAACACCACCACAACGACCAGCCTGGATGCGCTAAACCGCATGACGAGCGTTACCGATCCGGCGGCTCTCATAACCACCAACACCTACGATGGTCTGAGCAACCGCACGCGGCTGCAAAGCCCGGATACCGGCACCAGCACCGACACTTTCGATGCGGCCGGCAATCGCCTCACGCATACCGATGCAAAGGGCGTCGTCAGCACCTCGACCTATGACGCGGATGATCGCCTGATCAGCACCAGCTACGTCGATACCACGCAAAACGTCAGCTATACCTACGACGAAGCCAACACAGTGACAGGCTGCAGTGCTTCCAGTCCAATCGATCGGCTCACGAGGGTGGTGGAGGGCGCCGTCACTACGGTGTTCTGCTACGACGGCCGCGGTAACGTCATCCAGAAGATGCAGGAGACGTCGGGTAATAATGACATCACCCATTACAGCTACACGGCAGCCAATCAACTAAGCAGCGAAAGTACGCCTGACCAGACCGCGATCAGCTACACGTACGATAGCAACGGACGTATCAGCGGTGTGCAAGTGACACCCAGCGGCGCCACCACGGCATCGCCTACTGTGGTCAGCGCCATCAGCTATCTGCCGTTCGGGCCGATCAGCAGCTACACGCTAGGTAACGGTCAGACCATCATTCGCGGTTATAACGCCAACTACCAGCTTACCGACCTGACCAGTCCGGCCCTGGTGCTGCATTTTGCGCGGGATGCGATGGGCAATATCGTCGCCTTGGGCAACGCACCAGGTGCCAACCCAGCTACGGAGACGTATAGCTACGATCCGCTGTATCGGCTCACTGGCATCACCGACGCCGGCACCGCGCTGGAAACCTACACCTACAATCAGACCGGCGATCGTCTAAGTAAGACGGCGCCCGGCCTGGCTACCGGTGCCTATCTCTACACCAGCGGCACACACAAAATCGCCAGCATCGGCAACGCAGCACGCATCAACGATGCTGACGGCAACACGACAGCTAGTGTGATGGGAGGGAATGCGTACGGGTTCGGGTACAACGGACGCAACCGCTTGACGGTGGCGCAGCTCAATGGCCAGACCGTGGGCGCGTACACGTACAACGCCGTGGGCGAGCGCATCAACAAGGTCGCTACCTATCCGCAGGCCGTGACCGAGCGTTACGCCTACAATGAGGCCGGTCAATTGATCGGCGAATACGGCACGACCAACAGGGATTACATCTGGCTGGGCGACTTGCCGGTGGCGGTTGTGGACAACACCATCAATGGCAGCGTGACGACCAGCACGGTCAACTATGTGACTGCCGATCAGCTAAATACGCCGAGGGCGGTAACCAATAGTACGGGCACCGTGATCTGGCAGCTGCCGTATCAAGAGAACCCCTTCGGTGAACAGCAACCGACGTCAGCGACGGGCTATGTATTGAATTTAAGGTTCAGTGGGCAGTATTACGATGCCGAATCTGGTTTGGCGAACTTTGGCTTCCGAAGCTACGAGGCGGCTACGGGTCGTTCTCCCCAGAGTGATCCGATGGGGCTTTTCGGCGGGCAGATTGATACTTATGCGTATGTCGACTCCAGTCCATTAAACTTCGTTGACCCCTATGGCTTGGCTTTGCAACGCGTCACGCTCCCGGGACTTGGCTCAACATACCTGGATGACTCCTTCTCGCCCCACGTCGATCAGTTCATAGCTAATGCTGCTGCAAATGGGGTGAATCTGAATTTTAATAGCGCTTATCGAACTCCCGAGCATCAAGCGGCCTTACACAACGATCCTCATGCCATCACCCCAGCAGATCAGAGCCTACATTCGTGTGGCTTTGCGGTCGATGTGAATTATTCAACGTTATCTACGGCGCAGCAAAAAATAATTCGAGACGCAGCCAGCTCGGCGGGTTTAAGTTGGGGAGGGAGCTTCAGTACTCCCGACCCACCGCATTTTTATATGAATCCACCCGCTGACAGATCTACCGCAATTCAAAATGCAACCGATGAATACCAGAAGTTAAATGCCCCAACGACCCAGGGTGGAACACCATGAAGCGTATCTTTGTTAAATGTATAATTTGTATCTCAATGCTCCTAGTCGTTGGCTCTGGCATTTGTCAGAATTCTCCTAATTCAAAGCTGAAGATCACTGGAATTTATTCAAATATGCAGTACAACGCGGAGTCTGGTGACGTTCTTGGGCAGGAAATATTCATTGTTTTCTCAAGAGATGGGTATTTCGCCATTCTGCAAAATAGCGAAGGTGAGCCGGCCGTGCCAGTGGTCGTTCCATTGAAGGTTCTAGGCTCAAATATTTATTTTCACGTGCCTTCGAACCTTGATTCCAGAGGTAACTTTCAAGGTGTCATTACCGGTGCGGAACTGAGGGGGGCGTTTAGCGGGAACGACCAAAAAGTTGAATTAAAAAGGAAGAATAGCTACTGGCAATAGCTCTCGCGAAGTTTTGCCTTAATGGATATGACGTCCGCGAAGCAATTTGAGCGCCCGCTAAATGGCTCAAGGCATTCGCAGAGGAAGTTCTCGTTCCAGGTCGTTTCGGCCGCAAGCCATATCTCAGACTAGCTGTGCTGACATCATTAGATGAGCAAATCAACGCTAGGTTGGCGGCGTAGGTTAACTTCAGCGTTAGACTTCTTTGACAGGAGACGTATGGGACACGAGATTCAAAAGCCAAAGCTCTTCATCAGCCACGCCACCAGCGATGGAGAGTTTGCGCATGCTGTCAAAGCCGAGATCGAGAAGGTGTTCGCAAATGGCGTAAGCGTTTTTTGCACGAGCTCGCCCGGTTCTATTCCAATTGGTAATGATTGGCTATCAGACATTGAAGGAAAGCTCAATTCGGCTCAGGCAGTCATCGCCATTGTTACCCCAGTCTCTATTGAGCGCCCTTGGCTTTGGTTCGAACTAGGCGCCACCTGGTCGAGCGGCCGATCTGGCGACTGTCACATCTATCCGCTTTGCGTGGCTGAAATTGACCTCAGCTCACTGCCTCCTCCGCTAAATCGCCTGCAAGCATTGTCACTGGGTCGTGCATCAGACTTAAAGATGTTGTTCGAGGCCCTAATAGCTCAGTTTGGCTTTGGCAAGATCTCGTCTTTCAAAGCGTCCAACATTACGTCCCGCATTCCCAAGTACGAGAAGGTACGGGTGAAAGAGGTAGATCTAAACGAGCGTCGGTTGTACTCGGGGAAGTACTCTGGATACAGCAATGAAGAACTCATGGAGATCATCGACACCCACTTGTTCTTCCCGGACTACGAAACCGAACAGCGATATTCCTCCATTCGCGGCAGAGAGGAGGTTGTTCAACGCGGTAAGCTTCTTCACTTTGGGGAAATCGACCGTGAGCTTGAGCTGCCCCCAGGGACGGCGAGACAACTCGTCGTTGCGGTAGCGGAGCGTTACGACCTCAAGCCAACGCTTCTCACGGATAACGTTGTGCGCTTCGAATATGGCGAGGACGAAGCCGAAGCCTAGCAATCACTCGAGCGTCGAATGTCCGTATATGGACTCCTGACCCACCGCGCGGCAGCGCTAACCGCTAAAAGGGCCTGAGTCTTCGCCGCTAAGGTTCTGGTCCTAAGAGGGGACCCGACTTAGAGAAGTTCACGGACTCCCCAAATTTCCCCCACGATAGCGATCAAGCCCATATATTATGCGGTTTGCGGGTGCCCCTCTTGGGCATCTTTATAGTGAAAGCGGGCGATTGGGCTCAGCGGCCCGTCCCTGGGCGATGAGGTGCCCCCTTCGATCCTTACGAGGAACG